GGTTCCAAGAGGCCAACCCCACGGCAGTCTCCATGGACCGAGTGCGACCGGATTTCTACATCCCCGGCGATGGATTCATCGAGATCAAGCGAGCGCTGCCCTACCTGTCGTACATGTGGCGCACCACGTCGGTTCATTTCCCCGGTCTGTACTTCATGTACGGGGGAACCGCCAAGGCACTCAACAATGTCGACGCCCAATTCGCTATGCAACCGAGGCCACTTCTGATCGTGGTTTACCACGGGCTAACTGGCGAGGAACTTGCACGTAAATTACTCAGTTAGTGCAGGTCATTTCGTGCATAAAAGTTTGACAGCCCAGTTGCTCGAGTTGGTGGTGGCTGCCGCGGCCTCGTCGGCCTCCAACCGTTCGAACATGCCGTAGATGCAGTCCATGCTGACGATCCAGGCCAGGTCGAGCGGGCTGTACCAGGTGTGGGTGGTGGGCTGACGCTGGATAGCTTTGAAGTAGTGCGTCTTCGACCAGAACGCACCGGTCGCGGCTGGTGCTGAGCCGGCCAGCAACTGCGACTCATACACGTCGGCGCCATACATGCGGCCCACCTTGGCCTCTTCCACCGCCGTGCCTTCGGTGCTTTCACCGATGTAGAGCATGTTGGTGAATTTCTCGAGCTTGAGAAAACCGGAGTAGGTCGCGGGCGGAACCACGATGTACCAGGGCCTGGGCGCGGCGTTGTTGCGCAGCAGGGTGCGGGCAAGAATCAGGTTGTCGTCGGTCAGCTCCGCGCTCGAGGTCCCGCTCGAGTTGGTCGCGGCGGCGAACAGGCTCGCGGCATCCACGTCCATCTGACGCGCGAGCGCATACGCTCCGGCGATCGTCGTCTCGGAGCGGATGTCGTACCGGCTCTGGATCTCGGCGATGTCCTCGATCTCTTGCGCGATGGCCCTGTGCCCATTGGTCATCGGCAACACGAACTGTTGCTGGGTCTCGGTGATGGCCTGTGGCGTGAGTGCCGTGCCCGCCGCCTTGGCGTTGGCGGTCAGGTTGTGCCTGCTCGGCAAGTTGATGGTGTTGGCGTGCTGGTCGACCAGCGCGCTTTTGTCGTCGAATAATGCCGCGACCACGACGTCGTACTGGATAGCCCGATTGAGTTCAGGCGACCAGACCTGGTCGATGTAGAGCGCGGCCGTCGTAATCGTGACGTCGGCCAAGGTGGTATGAACCCTCCGGTGGAGGGCTGTTTGAAGTCAGCCCTGATTAGCTGCGACTGCGCTCGGCGTCGGCGCGCATCTGGGCGGTCATCGCATCGATCTGCGCTGGGCTCAGCTTGCGGGCGTCTTTCGGCGACAGAGTCGCGTATTCCTCGATCGAAACGTTGCCATCTGAGTGGCTGCTGCCATTGGCGCGTTCGGGTGTCGCACGTGAGCCGACCAGTCGGCCGCGCAGACCCTGCAACTCAGCCTCGAGGCGTGCGATTTGATCGCCCTGAGACTTTTTGCCGAGGTCGATGGCCCGCCTGGCCAGGTCTGCCGCGGACGGCGCCGAGTGCAGGGCTTGATAGTCGGCATCGGTGATGCCCTCGAGGTCGCGCAGCTTTGAGAAATCCTGGGCCATTTCGGTCAGGATCTGCTGCCGCGTGGCCTGCTGAAGCTGTTGCGCCTCACGGTTACCGCCGTACATCTGTGCGAGCTCGCGACGGGCCCGATCGACGGTGGCCCAGTCACTGGACCCCAGGTCCTGGAAGAGACTGTCCACGCGTTGCGTGGCTTCGCGCTGGGTTTGCTCGTATTGCTGCGCGCGTGTGCGTTCGGCCTGCTCCCGTTCGTGCTTGGCTTGACCTTCTGCCAGCCCGCGCTGGTACGCCTCGTCGGCAGCTCGTCGGCGGGTCCCCCGCGTCTCACCCTGTTCGGGGGGGAGGACGGTTCCAGCGCTTTCGGGCGGCGGTTCGGAGACGGTCGCTTCGTCAGGTTCCGGTGCGTCGTCGGCGGGTGGTGCGGGCGTGGTCTCAGGGGGTCTCAGGCTCTCGGGATAGATCGATTGATCGGGACCGAGAGCGATGGTGACCTGGGACTCGCCGTCCGGACTCGTCGGGGCAGGTGCGCCTGGCTCAGCGTCTGGCATTTCTCAGACACGCCTACGATAACACCGCGCAAGTCCGACCGACTCAACCCTCCGGCGCTATAGTGCGCAGCACATCAAAAAGGCTCCCGCACAGCGCGAACTGCCGGGAGCACGGCACCGAAGGAGGTTCTTCCGGATGCAGACTCAGTCTAAATCCTGGCCCCTGGTCCTCGCGATCCTGATCGCTTCAGCAATGGTCTGCGCGACCCTTCTGGCGCTCAATCTGCACAGCACCTACCGGATTCAGGGCATGGGCGGCGACACCTACCTGCACCTGCTGTACAGCGGCTGCTCGGTGGTTACGACGCCTGAGGGCGGTCAGGTCGCCATGACTTGCCCGCTCTGGGTCAACCCCTAGCTCCCCAGCAGCGACTGGATGAGCGCCTGGTGCTGGGCCAGACGTGCTGACGCACCTGGGTCGGTGTATTGATTGCCGAGAATGTCCGGGCCATAGCCCACCACTGGCGCGAGAACGCCCGTCGACTGCATACGGCTCTGGGCCGCGCCAGGCGTGCGCACGATGTCGCCCAGCACCATCCGACCAGCGGCCGACGCCGCGGCCGAGTCGATACGCTCAAGCGCCGCGCGTTGCGCGTAGGGCTGCATCTGTTGAAACTGCGGCGACGCCACCAGCGGCGCGGCTGACCGTTCCAGGATCTGGCCGCGATACTGCTCGAAGGCGCGCTGCTCCTGGGGCTTCAGCCGCAGCTCGTTGGCTGGGCCGTATGGAATCGTGGCTGGCGGCCCGGACGGCGCCACCCCCAGACGCTGCATCGCCTCGAGCAGCGGCGTCTGCTGCCCCGCGGCAGTCCGAACCGGCAACAGCTCCCCCAGGCCTTGCAACGGGTTGCTGATAGGTCGCCCGAGCACGTCCTGGCGCGCGGGCAAGCCCTCCCGCAGTCCAGGAATATTCTGGGCGACGTGCTCGAGGACACTCTGCGGCAACTCCTGCAGCGTGCGCGGCGTCAGCGTCTGGCGTTGCGTCGGGTCAGTCATCTCGGCCACCGAACGCACCGTGCCCGAGGCTGGGACCATGCCGCCCAGGACTTTCGAAGCAACATCCCCCGCGGCGCTCATGCCAGCACCGGACGCGTTCGAACTCGAGCCGACCGCGTCGTACAGGTCTGCGAGGGTCCGCATCGGCGTCGCTGAGGCCACCTGACGCCCAATCTCAGACACCAGTTGCCAGGCCGCCGCGGTGAGCGGCTCTTCAATGCCATACGCCTGTGGCCCGGCCGTCTGTTTGGTCGCCAGGGCCTTGGCGTAGGCCTGGTACGCATCCGCGTAGGCCCCTGCGGTCATCAACGGACCGCGCAACTGCGGCGGCAGTTTCTGCCAACTGTGGTAGGCCCCGTCGGGTCCGATGAAGCTATTCGGCTGATTGCCATTCGCCAGCCACGCCTGGTGCTGGCCGGGGTCGGTCGGTCCATCGCCGGTGACCTGGCCGGCCAGGGCTTTGTTGGCCAGCCACATGCTGGCAACGGTGCCGATGATGTTGTTGGTCAGCCGCTCGGTGAGCGGTCCGACAGCCGTGCCCGTCGGCGTGCTGCCCAGGCCCGCGGCGTACGGGCCTTTTCCAGCCAGGCCTCGCGCGACGTCGAAGCCCGTGCCGACCAGGCCCAGCGGTGACGCCTCGACCATGCGGCTGCCGAGCGCCATGCCCATGCGATACACGGGAAACAACGCGTCGCCGATCGGGCCGGCACGATTCACGAAGTTGCCGAACGCACTGGCCAGTGTGCCGAGATCGCCACGGGCCGCGGTCCGATCGCCCACCGCCTGCGCGCGGGCAACGACGTCCGCCGGTAGCCGCCCGAGCTCGGTGCTGAAATTGCCCTTCCAGCCCGGACTGAAAATGGTGTTGCCAGCAGCATCACCCGCCGCGGCGCCCATCTCCATCCGTTGGATCAATTCCGAGGTCGCGTTCTGGAACGCGCCATGCAACGCACCCATCCCCTCGATGAGATTCGCTATGACTCTTGGCGCGCCGCCAGCCCGCGCCGACAGCGACGTGGGGCGTGACAGCGAATCGCTCAGGCCGGCCAGGAAGTGATCGCCCCAGTCGGCGATGCCGGACATGGCCCCCAGCGTGCGGCCAGCCATGCGCCCCGGTGAGAGTGACACGAGATCCCGCACGTACCCCGCGCCGGCGCTCAGGATGGGGCTGAGCGTGGCATTCGAGGCCACGTCAGCCATCGTGTTGAGCCCGCCAATGACGCCACCCTTGTACGCACCCTGAAGCCAGTCGGCCGCGCTGATACCACCAGGGGCCGATGGCGCCGCTCGAGCAAGCCGCATCGCCTGTCCGGCACCCGCAACTCCGGCGAAGCCAGCCCCAGCGCCGAGCGCGGTGCGCAGCGCACGTTCCTGGGGCGACGCATCGTCGGGCGTGGTCTCGTAGCCCGCCAGGCCGCCGGCCGCGGCACCACCCAGGTGCGCCGCGAACTCGGCCGATGCCATGCCGCCCTGCGTGCCACTGATCGCGTTGCGGACCTTGTCGAGCGAATCCGGGAAAATGACATTGACGTCGTGCTCGATGGGAACGCCGGATGCGTCGGTCATCGGGATGCGCTTGCCGCCCGAGTGCTGAATGCCATCGAAGCCGGCGTCGGCGAGCACCTGGTTGGCAGCAGTCTTGCTCCCGTCGCCGACCTCGCCGCGGATCGTGTCATACACCGACGCACCATCGACAGCGGGCGTCGACCAGCTCTGGACCTCGGCTCGCGTCTCCGGATCTGCAAGTGCATCCGGCCCCCAGAGCCGTTTGGCGATCGCCTCAGCCTGGTCCGCGGGCACCGGGCGTTCCATGTCAAACAGGTTCAGGTTCTGCGGCACGTCGATGGCGCGAACATTCGGTCCAGCGAACTGCTGGATCTGCGTCTGAGCCTTCGTGAGCAGATCCTCGAGCGCTGTACGTCCACTCTCAGATAGGTCCGGGTTCTGGAGCGCCTGACGAATGCCGTCCACCTGGTCGGTAAGAATGTTCAGACTGTCCGGCGGTGGTGCGGTCTCCTGGGCATAGCCCCGGCTGATCACGGACCCCGGCGCTCGTTTGACTGAACTCTTGAGCCACGACGGCCCCACCTGCTCGCCACCGCTCGCCACGACACCACCAGCAACGCGCGGATCGCTCGTCAGGTAGTAGCCCGGCCCGAACAAATTGTCCTCGCCGCTCACCGCCGACGGATCGACCCTGGGGAAGTCTGAGCCCGTGCCGTGGAACATCCGCGTCGCCTGCTCCTCGAGCGGGGCACCCTGAGTGGACGCGTACGCCACAGACGGTGGGCTGAGCCTGTCCAGCGCGCCCAATCCCCGCCCCAGCACCTCACCACCCAACTCTGGCAGGTAGCGTTCGGCTGCACCGAGCAGACGCGGCGCGCCGGCCTCCACGGCCGGCCCGGCGAGCACATTCCCCGCCTGACCCAGGATCTGCGAGTACGGCTGCGGCACACCCGCGGCCTCGAGCCCCGCCGAGACAGCGGGGCTGACGTCGGCCTGGGAGCCACCGATGAACGGCTGGATGGCTTGCAGGCCCAGGCCGACCCCGCCGCCCAGCGTCCCCAGAATGTCCCCCCGCCGCGCTGAGTCGAGGACGTTGGCGGCCTGGGTGAACTGGTCGGGCGTCTGGAGAGCTTGCTGGCGCTGCTGCTCGAGAACCGACAGCGCGCCGCCCCCGAACCGCCCCAGGGGAGCGAGCAGATTGCCCGCACCCTCGAGCGCCTGGCCGCCGATATTCGGGATGCCCTGGCTCGTCAGGGCATTCTGCTGCAGGATGCCCTGAATGGTGGTCGGCGCCTGCGAGATGTCGCTCTGCGCGTTCCCCAGCACGTTCTGCCCCTGGTTGAGCAAATCCTGCCCGGCCTTCGACGCGCTCGAGCCGACGTCCTGGACCGCCTGAAGGATGCTGTTGGCTTTCGTCTGCAAGACGCCTGACGTGGACGAGTCCGGCGAAAGGATGCCGCCGACCAGGTCGCGGCCCTGCTGCAACTGCTGGCTGTTCTGGCCGAGCAGCCCGCTGATGTCTGAGATGCTCTGACCACCCAGGAACGGCAGCGGCGCATTGCCGACCGCCTGGCCGATCGACTGCCCGAGATCAGGCGGAGCGGATGACCCTGGCTGCATCGTGCCCATCGTCAGCCGTGCACTTGACTGGGCGAGACCGTCAGACTGAGCCAGTGGGTGGTCGGCGAAGATGGCCGCTCGAGCTCCGCCGTGCGATTGCGGCATCGCGTTGATCTGATCGGGCGTCATCCACTCCGAGCCACCCTTCAGGTCGGTGCCCGACGTGCCGACATGCAACTGGCCGGTCTGCTGGTTGTAGCCGTCGACGTAGTAGTAATGCCCAGGCGTGTCGAGAATGACCGGGTTGCCACCGGACGCGTCGCGGCCGACCTGGGCCCAGTCCACGCCCGCGGTCATGTGCGCATCCACGCCCATCGTCTTGAGCAGCTGGACTTCGGACTGCGGCCCGGCCATGCCCTGGTCAGGATTCCAGCCAACCTGCTGGGCGAGTTGCTTGGCTTCCTGAACGGTCGGATTGCGGCCAAAGGACTGGGCGAAGGCGATCGCCGCGGTCGGCCCGCAGAACGCCATCGCGTCGCCCGAGCTCAGACCCAGACCGAACTGGGAAGTACGCGCGACCGCTGACTGGACGCCCTGTACGGCGGTATTGACCGCGCTCAGTCCGCTCTGCGCGACATCTTTGACCGCACCCGCGGCATCCCCACCGTAGTGCTGCAGATTGGACAGGAAGCGATTGACGTAGCTGTTGCCGGTGGTGCCGTTCGCATCGCTGGCGTTGGTGATGTTGCCCTGGGCGTCGATCGAGCCGAAATACGCCGCGGCGGCCTTGTCCCAACTGCCGTAGCGCTTGTAGTTGTCGGCGAGGATCTCGGCGCCGCGCGTGATGTTCGTGGTCGGATCGAACGGGTTCTCGCCCGGCTTGAAGTGCTGGTCCAGCACCTGCATGAATCCGTTGGCACCCTGCGAACTGCGCGAGGTCGGACCGCCTGCCTCGGTGTCCATGATCGCGGCAATAACGGGTGCAGGCGTGCCCGTGCTCGCGCTGGCGCGGGCAATCACGTCTGACTGACCACGCACACGGTCAGAGGCCGTCTGGTCCGGCGCGAAGACACCACCTGATACGGGTGCCGGCGCTGAGGTGGCGTCAGACGAGGGCTGAGCCGCGGGCAAGCCAGGAATAGGCGCTGCTGCGGCTGGAGTCGGCGACGGCGTCTGCTGGCCAGCGGTGGACGGATTGAGCAGATTCTGGATCTGCTGCTGCGCCCAATTCTGGCCTACATCGGGGGTCGACGGCGCGGGCGCGGGCACCGGCATTGGAGCCGGCGGTGGCGTGGGCGCCGGCGGTGGTGGCGTGATCCCCGCGCCGGTCAGGTCGCTGGGTGCCGGCAGCGCACCGGCTGCGGGCGTCAGGCCCCCGATCGGCACGGGTGGCGCTGGTGCGGGCATCGGCGGTGGCGGTGCTTCGACGGGCGGCGGGGCGACCGGGGTAGGTGCAGCCGGCGCTGGCGCGGGCGTGGTCGGGATCTGGGGCACCATCTGCTGCAAGCGGCCAACCGTGTCCTGCATCGCCTGCTGGGCCCAGTTCACCCCGGCGTGGACGTTCTGGGTCTGCTGCTGCGCCCACAACTGCCCTGCCGTTTGCAGGTAGGTCGCGTCGTCGAGCCAGATACCGCTCGGCATACGCTACGCCAGGGCGGTCTGGGTCGGGGCCTGCTGGCCGATGCGACTCTGCTGGTACTGCTGCAGGAACGACGGCAATGACCCGCCCGCGGCGCCGATGCCCGAGCCGAGCGCCTGGAGCTCGTCCGGACTCAGCCGCTCGAGTGCACCGGGTCCGAGGCTCTGGGCGCCCTGGCCCATGATGCCCTGGATGGCGCCCAGCGTCTGGTTGTAGTCCCAGCCTGGCGTCGCCGACGTCGTGCCGCCCAACTGACCGGCGAGACCCGCGGCCGTCTGCGTATTCGGCGGCGTGCTGCCCGTTCCCTGGAAGGACGGCATGCCGACGTTGTTGGCCAGCGACTGCAGATACGTCGGCACGGCCTGATTACCCTGCGCGCCGCGGAGATAATTCGAGAGCTGGAACGTGTTCTGCGGACCCTGGAGCTGAGCCGCGGTACTCAGGTACTGCTGCCCGAGCTGGCCCTGCTGTAAGCCGAACGACTGCTCGAATTGCGCCTGCTGCTGGGCCTGTTGCGCGGCGAACTGTTGCTGCGCCTGGGCGAGTTGACGGGCGAACTCACTGGCGGCCTCGGTCGGTGCGCCCTGGTACTGGCCACTGAGTTGCGCTTGCTGGAGCGCACCCGCGAGGGTCTGCTGCCCAGCCCCGCCACCACCACCTGCCGGCGTCTGGGTGCCGTCTGAGGCGCCCGGTGCGGCGCCGGGACTGGCAGTACCGTAGCCGGAGGGCAGGCCGTACGCGACGTTGCCACTCTGGGCAAACCCCTGGCTCCACTCCGATTGTGCCGTCTGCTGAGCCTGGCCCTGGGGCATGCCCGCGACACTCATGAGTTGCTGGATGCGCGCCTGCAGGTACTGGTCCTGCGGATTCCCAGTGGCACCACCACCGGCCGCGCCGGCGGCCGGCTGGGTGCCCATCGAGAAGCCCGTGGGCATCCCGTAGGCCACATTGCCGGACTGGGCGAAGCCCTGGCCCCACTCGGACTGCGCGGTCTGTTGCGCCTGCGCCTGGCCCATCCCGGCCACGCTCATGAGTTGCTGCGTCCTGGCCTGAACGTACTGATCCTGGGGATTTGCCGCCGCCGCGCCGCCGCCAGTCGCGCCGCCAGCACCGCCCGTCGTGCCGCCGCCGGTTGGGTTCGTCCACTGGGCGACGCTGGGGACAGCCGACGGCGGGTTGAAATACCCCGTCAGACCCGCGGTCGTGGCGGCCTGGCTGTATTGCTGCGCCTGCTGGGCGAGGGCGAGCTGGCTCTGGAACTGCTGCTGCTGCAGTTGGGCGAGTTGCTGGTTGATCTGCAACTGAGGAATGCCCAGTTGCTGCATCTGCTGCTGCGCAAACTGCAGTTGCGCGTCGAACTCGGCTTTTTGCTGAGCGAGCTGCTGCTGGGTAACGCCCGAAACCTGCGCACCCAGCGCGTTCAGACCGCCCAGGTTGGGGTTGACCAGGCCCTGAGGATTGATCGTCGTCGGGCCTGGATTCGGTGCCGTGCCGCCGCTTGAGGAGCTGTCGCCACCGAAGCTGCCACCCGTCCACGACGACATGCCCCGCGCGCTGGCCGCGGTCTGCTCGGCTTCCTGCAGCGAGTTGCCGCTGGCATAGATCGTCCCGCTTCCTGACGGATCCGGCAGCGCATACGTTGGCATCAACTAACCCCCTGCCCGATCGCGGCATACGGTGACTTCACCGCGCCTGAGCCGAGCTCATTGCCCCACAACTGGTGGACATAATCCGTGGTCGGCGGTGCGTAGTTCTGAAGCACGCTCGGCATCGGCAAGCCTGGGCCAGCCGAGAGCGCCGTGCCCTGAGCGCTCGAGCCCTGGGCGAGACCGGGGAATTGCTGCGGTGACGATGGCGGCGCACCTGACGACTGGCCCTGGCCGCCAATGTTGATCGTCACGGGCGCGCTGGTCGTCGGTGCGGTCGTCGGCGCCGCCGCCGGGGCGGGTGGTCTGAGCATGGGTGGTGCGGGTGCTGGGCCGGTAGGTGCGGCAGGTGGCGCCAGCTTCTGCAGCAGCGCCGGCAACGCGGGCGCCTGAGGCATCTGGGGCGCGGCAAACTGAGGCGCCTGGGTGCCCTGCGCAATCTGGCCCATCGCGTCGGCGAACGCGGGACCGAGGGCCTGTGAGCCCGCCGGCGCGTCCTTCATCACCCCCAGCAGTGAGCCGAGCACACTGCCGGCCGTCCCGGTGTACTGGTTCGCCCTCGAGGCCGCGGCTGCCTGGGCTGCATTCGTCAATGACGCCTGGGTGCCGAACGCGGTCAGCCCGGCGTTGGCCGCGGCAACGTTGGCCGCGTACGGCGTGGTGCCCGACAGCGTCGCCGTCGTGAACTGTTTCAGTAGGTCGTTGGCCTCGTTGGGATCGCCCGAGCCACCTGGACCGAACACCTGCTGCTGAATCGTCTGGATCGCCTTGATCTGGTCCTGCAGCCCGTACAGCGGACCCAGCTTGTCTTTCTCAATGCCCGCCTGCGCCTGGGCCGTCTGCGCCCCAGCCAGCCCCGCCTGGGCGCCCGCGAGCCCCACCTGAGCCGGCAGCAGCGTCGAGGTCTGTGCCTTCGTCTGGGCCGTCTGGGCGTCTGTCAGCCCCGCGTTGGCCGTCGCCTGCGTGGCCTGGGCCTGGGCGAGCTGTGACTGCGAGCCGGTGAGGCTGGTCTGGGCGTTGGTCAGCCCGGTCTCGGCTTTTTGCTTGTCGATCAGACCCGGCAGCAGCGCGTTGGTCTGGTCGGCCTGTGCGTTCAGGGCCTTGGCCTGAGCGTTGAGCTGGGCAATCTCCGCCGGCGTCTTGGCCGTGGTTGCCGCGGCCGTCGCCAGCAGCGAGGCCGCCTGGGCACTGGCCGACGTTGCCTGGGCCGCAACCAGCGCTTTCTGGCCGTCTGAGCCCTCGTCGAGGACTTTCGCCTGCGTCCTGGCCAGCCCAGCGTCCGCGTCGGCCTTCGCCGCGGTGGACTGCGCGACCTGGACCTGGCCTGGATCAACGGTCCCATCGTGGATCGCGTCGTTGAGCGTTTTGCTGCGCGACGCGTTGGCCGTCTCGACGCGCTGCAAGCCCTGGCTGAGAGTCGAGTACAGCGCGTTCAGGGTGCTGGTGGCGGCGGTCAGTTTCGCCGGGTTGGCGATGGTGGCGGGATCGTTCTGTGCCTGATCGACGAGAACTTTCTGGGCGTTGATCTGATCCCACAGCTTGGCGACGTCGGTGTTGGCTTTCAGCAGCTCGGCATCGGACTCGCCGATGACCTGCGAGACGGTGTAGCCACCCATGCTCGGCGACCCTGGCGCAGCCGGGCCCGCGGCTGGACCCGTGGTGGACGTGGCCGCTTTGCTAGCGTTGGGGTCGATGTTCACGTTGGTGACGGGTGCCTGCGCGGGCTGGTCGCTGGGCGCGACATACGGCGTGTTGGCGCCGCCAGGTTGCGTGGCTGGCTGACCCGTCGCCGAATCGACCCAGATGAACTTGCCGGGATTGTTGGGATCGGGTCGCGCAGTTATCGGCACGTCAGGTCACTCCAGCGGGTTGCGGCATCGGCACAGACAGCGGCACGTTTGAGCCGCCCATCGGCGGCAGATTGCCGAGTGTCGGGACCACCGGTGGCTGCATCGCGGGCATCGCCATCCCAGGCCCTGGCATCGGCCCCGGAGAGGGTTGGGGCAGCCCACCAGGACCTGGGCCAGGCATCGGCGAAGGCGCGCCTTGTACTGGCGGCTGCTGCGCCATCAACAGCGGCAACGTCGAGCTCTTCGGCTCCTGGGGCGCTGGCTGGCCCGTGGCATCGGCTGCCCAGCCCGCGATCTGGCGCGCGTTGCTGATCGCGTCCTGGGTGTCGGCGCCGCGGTACAGCATGCTGCGCATCGGGTACACCTTGTCGAGGGCCTGGCCCGGCGGCGTGCCCTGGGCGACCATCTGGTGATAGGCGGCGTCGGCCGCTTGCGTCGAGCCGAGCGGCGAGAAATTCCAGCGCTGCACGGCGTCATCCTTGCTCAACTGGGTGCCGCTGAGCGGTTGCCCCAGACGCCCCGCGATGCCATCGGCGTACTCGCTCACCCGGGCGGCAAACCCGTTGACCGTCTGCTGCAGCACATCCTGCGAGCTCCGGCCGCTCACCGAACGTAGCCGCCTGGTGGCTTGAGATGATCGTCGCAGCAGTAGCCGACATCGGCGACGACGATGCCAGACAGCACGACCAGAAAGTAGGCGTAGGGAGACTGGTGCAGTCGACCGCGCCGCCGACGGGTGCTAGCGGACATCGATCAGTACGAGTGCAGGTGACCGCCGCCGTTGCCGCCGGTCGGCGTGCTCGAGCCCTTGTGCAAACGCTGGGGTGCGCACGGATAACTGTGGCGATCGCACTCGAGCACGCCGACCTGGGGCGGCAGTAACTGCGCGTTGAGGCGCGCCATTTTGTCCAGTTCGGGATACGCTGACGGGCCCTGACCGTTCCGATTGTCGCTCTCGGCTTTGGCGCGAGTCATGGCTTGATGTTCCCCCGAGAAAACCCCTTCGGGGTGCGCATCGCTCGAGCGCCCAGGTTGGGCGTTGCACCCATCCCCATCGCCGGCGCTTTCGGCCCCTTCGGCATCGGCGGCATCTTCACCCTGGGCATCTTCGGTGCTTTGGCCATCAGGTCCTCCGTCAGTGCATCTTTTTGAGCGTTTGCGCCAGTCTGGCTCGAGCGCCGAGTTTGCCGGGCTTGCTCGCCGCAGCGTTGAGTTTCTTCGCCGGAATGGGCGCCTCGCCCGAGACGCCGAGCTGCGCACGCAGAGCGCCTGGCTTTTTGATCGCTCCTTTAATCCAGTTGCCTGGCATCAGCCTACGTCGCGTTGCCCGTCTCGCCCTTGTTCCACGAGTAACTCTTCTTCGTGGCGGGGGAGGCGTTGAAGACCTCGGGGTCTTCTGGGAAGTTGGCCACGTTGGCATTGTCCTGGACTCCAAGCGACTGACCGCCGCGACTGGCGATGCGACCAGGACTGGGGCTCGGATTGCTCGTGCCGCTCGAGTTGCTGCCGATATTGGGCATCTTGCCTGCCATGCGCCTATCCACCCGGAGGGGCTGCGGCCCCCGGTCCGACTATGGCGCCCGCTTGCTGGGAAGCGAGCACGTCCTGACGCATCGGCCCAGCGCCAATGGCTCCCGCCATGATCCCGCCCACCGCTGAGTTTACCGGCTGTGGCGGCGCGGTCCCTTGCAGTTGGCCGGTCTGGCCCGGCAGCCCACCACCTGGCAACGCCGCGGTGGGCGTGCCGTCGGGCATCGCCTGACCCGACTGCACGGCTGCGAACAATTGCGCCATCTTTTCGTCGTCCAGTTTCTTGGCGACGAGTTGGAAGAGATACTGCTGACCCTGCGGCGTGTTGAAGAGCAGTTTCTCGGTCTGGATCTCGATCATCGTCTGGTCGGGACTCTCGTCGCCCAGGCCTTTTTCAAGGGCCTGGCGCAGCGGGATGCGGCCCTCGAGCGACCACTGCATCAGCATCTGGGCGTAGGGGAGATTCTCGCCTTCCTCTGGCGGGTATTCGGCGTAAAAGTCGTACACCCCTTGCGTCATGTCGCGGGTCAGTTCCTGGGCTTTACGCACGGATTGGCGCATGCCCTTGGGCTGCACGCTGCAGTACACCGGCACCGTCACGTCATAGTGCTCGACGATGCGATCGGCGATCTCGGTGGCCATACTGCCGACGAACGTCATCGCCTCGAGCCCACCGTTGAGCACGTCGTCATAGGCGTCCTGCAGCATCGACCGGATCAGCGCGCGGTCGTGGCCGCTCGTCGCCCCCGGACCACCACCGGCTGCCGCTGAGGGCGCCTCCTCGTGCACGCTGCCCAGCATCAGGCCCATCAGCTCGTCGACGTCTTTGTTCGTGCCAGGATGCGTCGCAGGCACCGGGGTACCGGCCACGTACTGGGCTTTCATGGGCTGGATGTCGATCTCGCGCGGGCGGCCATTCTCGAGCACCAGGTCGGGGCTGACGTCGGCATTAGCGGGGATGAACCAGCCGCCGAACGCGTGCTGCCAGGCGTGGGCCAGCTTCGCGGTGGCCAGGTTGTTCATGCCCTGGAAGACGCTCAAAAAGGGCCACAGGAACGGGACGCCGCGGCGGTCGGGGTCCGTTTCACTGGCAAAATTGCAGCCCCACACCCAGGTGCCGCACAGCCGCGTGATGCCGAAGTCTTTGGCCAGATCCACCGCCGCCAGGCTGGTCTCGCCGCCCGCATTCACGCGGTGGGCCAGCGTGATGTTGCTGCCGTCCGTGGCCGGCGCGGTCACGCCCTGGCCGATGTAATAGACCACGCTACCCGGGCGCCACAGTTCGTACAGCGTGAACTTCGGATAGCTGCCGCGCGACTGGCTCATGTAATCGGGGTCATAGCCCGGTCCGATGTGGCCCGTGTCCCCGAACCGCCAGCGGTAGCCGCGCGCCTCGAGCTCTTCCTGAGCGTACTGCGAGCGCACCAGCAATCCGTCGAGGCGGTGGCCTGGTCCGAGCATGGGTAGGCACTGGTCGATGCCGATGACGCGGATGCTCATCGGCACCTGTCTGGCGCGCCAGTCGAGCAGAAACTCCTCGTACTCAGAGGCGGACTGTTTGATCGTCGGGCGCTTGAATTGCGGGTACACGCCGCCGTCGTCGTCCACGAACGAGGGCATGTTTTCCCAGCCGGCTGCGGCGGGGAAGCACAACACCGCGCCGCAGCCCTGGTTGAAGAGCATGTCCATCAAGGGGCGCCAGAATTTCCCGTGCTGCTCTTCGACGGCCTGGATGCAGGCGTTGGCCCAGACCTCGAGGTCCGATGCGTTGGTGCGGGAACTGACGCTCTTGCCCATCGGGTCGCGGCGCAAGCGCGGGCGTTTGCCTGACAGCATCTGCACCGCATGCAGGGGCACGGTGATGGCGTACGGCAGTTTTATCGCGAGGTTCCCAGCGACCTGGGCGAAGTCCTTCGGGACGACGGGGTCCCAGCGATTATTCAGCCAGTCTCGACAATCGCGGACGCGAAGACGCGACGTCTGCCACTCGTTGTACTTACTCCACCACATGGTGGCGAGTTGGCCGCTGGTTGGGACGTCGCCTTCACGCATCAGTGACGCGCGGTGTCTTTGCTCTCGTGCTCCTGAGCGCTGCCCCTGGTGGCCTCGTGCTCCTGCGTTCGGGTCGCCACGGCGGCGGTAGCGGCGGCCTGCGCTTCGGCAACCTCCTCGGGCGTGGCCAGGCGTACGGCCCACAACTGGCGGACCTGGTCGAACTCGACGTGCAGCGGTGGATCACCACCGAGCAGGGCCTTGGCGCCGGCCTCGTCGAGACCGGGAACCTCGGTGTAGATGGTGGCGCTGTCAGATTCCTCGAGTTGGGCGGCGAGGACGGCAGCCTCGCCGGCGAGATCACGTGGAGATGCAGTCGGCATACGCTCAGTGTACGTTTCACGGTCAAGGTTTCACGCCGGGCTCACGGCTCGAGTGGATTCCTCGGGCCGCCCTGGGAAAACTTGCCGCCGACCAGCGCGCCGTGGTGCCGCACGTTGGCCGATTGCGTAAACAGCACCTCGAGCATGCGCGTTTGCCCGAGCTTGCCGAACTTGTAGACCGCCAATGCCAGGGCGCACACGCCGTCGTCGTGCATTCCCTCCGGTGCCGCATAGTGGACTCCAGTTCGTGTGTAGGCGTACTCGAACGCCTCGAGCTCCAGTTGCAGGATGCCCTCCGGAAAGCCGATCGTGTGCTCCTGAATCGCGATGGCCAGGCCCTCCATCAACAACTGTTTGGAGCGCTGGTTGAACACATAGCCCTCGACGTTGCGGTGCTCCGCGTTCAGCGCCTGGTCGATCGGCCCCCCAGGTCCGGTGGAGTCGACCGCGGCCGGCGCGCGGCCAACCAGGTCGCGGATACGGCGCAGGGTGACCTCCCAGAATTGCGGATGCGAGGTGGATTCGGATGCGTCGGACTCCGGGTCGAGGCTCGGGTACGCGGTTTGGTTCCAGCGCTCCGAGCGGCACACGCTGCCGTGGTCGCACAGGGCTATGCCCCAGGTCCAGTCGTTCGCACGGGCCAGGTCCCAGCCCCACACCGCGGGCTTGCACTCCGCGTGCATCGGCTCGAGGCACGCGCGGATAGCGTTGATGCCGAACGGATTGCCCTCGTCATCGGACGGTTCCGCCTCGTACAGCTCGCGGAAGACCGCCTCGGGCAGTTTGCTCCTGGCGTCGTCGATCTCGGTCTGGGCAAGCACACCGGCCTGCACCGCGTCGTACGCGGTGATCTTGGCCCAGTGCATGCCGGGTTCCCCCGCCTCGGCGCGGACGCCGAGCTGGTACGCCCAGTTTCGGCGGCCCTTCACGTTGCCGATGATGCGGACCGGCCCACGGGTCGCGGTGAGCGTGGACCGGACCGCGTACCAGGCCTCTTCTCGGCACCGTGTGGCCTCGTCGATCACCGCGGCGTAGACATCCTCGCCGTACAGGTTGTCTGGCTTCTCCGCGCTCTTGAACCACAGCACCGCGCCATTGGCCAGGGTGAGCGTCAGGTCTGTCTCACGCGGCTTGTAGAGACCTCTGGGAATGCCGTACTTCATGCGTTCGTAGGCGACCGCGGCCTGGGAATACACCGGAGCGATCCACCAGAAATTTTGGCCGCGTGCGCCTTGCATGGCTTGCTCGAGCAACCACACCAGGCAGGCCACGGTCTTGCCGGACTTCGTGCTGGCGGCCACGATGGCGTAGCGTTCAGGCGCGAACACCGCGTCCAACTGATAGTCGGCCATCCAGGGCCGTGTGTAGGCGGCAGTGCGCTCAATCGTCGGCATGGGCGCGCTGAATGGTGAAACTGAACGCCTGGCCGTCGGAGGTCAGATCGACCTGATCGGGCACCTTGCCGTCGATGCGCTCGAGCACGACGGCGATGGCCTTCACGTCGCCGTCCTGGGCCATCTGAATGAGCCGTGATGCCACATGTTCGGCTCGTGTTTTGCCGTCGTGTTTTTCGAGCAGCAGGCGTTTAAGCCACGGGGTAATCGTGGGTTCGCTCTTGGGACGGCCGGCAGGATTTCCACTCTGGCCTTTCTGAAATTTCACTGCTAGATCAGGCCATCCTAAGTGCTAGGCGGGCTTTCGCTCATGTGCGCCTGGTCGATGCGCGGATCGTGGGCGGGCTGACACCCGTCACCCACGTAGTGAGTGGAACCCGGATCGGTGCTCACGGTACGGGCCTGAAATGCTCGAGCGCCTGATCGACTTCGTCCGGCTCGAGCTGGCGGCTGACGTTGAACCGGACACTCGAGAGGCAGAGGTGACCGTCCGGGAGCTGGTCGTGTTCGGCGCAGAACACGCGCACGCAAAGTGGACACCAGGTCGCAATGGGCGCCTGGCACCCGGCGCGGTCGCACGTGTCTGGGATGGTCATCGTCGCCAGTACTCCCGCAGTTTTGCAGACCGCTCGCTGCAGACCTGGACCCGTCGAAACCACAACTGCCGTGCCTTGAGCGTGTCGCCACGTTCGAGGGCGAGCTGCGCGGCCGCTTCGAGGTAGATCATTTTGCGCGCCAGTTCGCGCAGCTCGACACGCGCGTACTCAGTCATGCCGCGGCCGCGCGTACCGCTGGCGGAGTGTGCCAGACCGGGTTGCTGCAGGTCGGTCCGGCAGGCTCGAGCTCGTCCTGGCCGCACTTGTAGCACCAGTTGCCGGTGCGGGGTGGCGGTGCTCCGTCGGTCGGGGAGACGACCTCGCTGCGGTGCCCGCCGTTGCAGTCCGGGCAGCGCAGCGCCTTGCCGAAACGTGGGTCCGACAGCGGGACGTCGGCACGGACGTAGCCATTGCCAGCGCAGTGGACGCAGTCGGTCTGGAGGTAGCGACTGCGCGTCGGCAGGATCGGCTCGGTGACGATGCCGGCGTGGAGCACCTCGTCCTTGGCGAGGTCCCTGGCCAGCCACGCCTCGAGGCGATCGCTATCGGGCACGGTGGCCGTCTCGAAGTAGCGAGTCCAGGACAACTCGAACGCCGCTTCGTCGGTGAACCTGGCGCGCCAATCGGCAGCGATAGAGCGGGCATCGTCAGCCGACAGCACCGTCGTCTTCGTCCGTCTTGAAAGAATTTCTTAAATCTGGCTGGCCTGGCCTGGCTCGGCTGGCCCGTTCGCGTTCAATTCGGCTCAGGTGCTCGGCCAGGAGTTTGGGGTCTGGGCCGTTCTCGCGCGCACGCACGCCCGGGGCCGGGCCGGGACGAGCCGGGCCAGCCGGATTTAACTTTTCAGGCCGGGAGAGAGACGTCTCCGGTCCGGTATGGTCCGGTAGGTCCGGTATGGTCCGGTCCGGTAGCCCCACACGTGCGTCGCTACCGGGTAGCCCCACACGTGCATGCACGGTCTCTCCGGACGTGGGTTGCACACCATTCGCACCGTGCGCTGCACGTGCACTTCGCATGCGCTCGCGGTTCGTCGCCCGTCGGTCGATCAGCTTGCCTGCATATTCCTCCCAGTCGTGGATGCGCGCGCCTGACTCGTCACCCTCCAGAAAGCCCACCTCCACGAGCGCCTGTAAAAGACGCTCGGGCTTACCCCTCCACTGGCAGGCGTGCGCGATGATTGACGGACTGTGCCGCTTCAGTTCGCCATCCGGTGCATAGTCCAGGGCCCACCACCACAGGTAGTGGAGGTGTCCGACCGCCGTCGGCAGGCTCACCCCGAGCTGGTGCGCGAGCGCGATCGTCTTCGGGTGTTGCCCGATCGCCTGATGGCTTTCTATCCAGGCCATTCAGACTCCCAGCACGCGCTTGATGTCGGACTCCATGTCCGGCCTCCACACCGGCGCTAGCACACCGGTGGCTTGATTCAACACCTCCAGCCACCGTTTCTGATCCTTGCTCACACGACCGGCGGATGCCTTCAACTCCGGCAGAATGAGCGGATACCCCGCCTTTGCAAAAATCCAATCCGGAATGCCGAACGCATCGCCGTGGCCGTCATGACGGGTGGTATGCACGCCCTCCACCACCGCCTGGGAGTAGCGCACGTGATAGCCGCACCACCCCGCGCGGGCCGCCCACCGTTTCAGTTGGCGGGCGAACTCCTCCTCGCCGACGGCGCCCAGCAGGACCTGGCGACCGGTGTTCATGACGGTGTGCCGCCGCGACGTTTGGGTTCTGGCCGATGCAGGAGGATGACGTCCAGGGTTTTGCCGGACACGACGCTCAGGTCCACTACCCGGAGTACCCCGGGTAGCAACCGGATGGCGTCGAAGATGCCCGCGCCACCCTGGGCACGGTGCTGGTCAACATCCTCTACTTCGACACACAGAAACCGACTCACGCTCAGATGCCTGCCTTCGCCTGCTCCGCGACGAGCTTCTGGTCGAGCTCATGGTTGTGTATGCGTTCGGTGAGGTCGCGATTGGCCGCGGCCACGACGTCATCCGGCGAGCGGTTGTTCAGCACCGGCAAACCCTGCAGGCCGAGCTGCTGGGCCCGCTGCACCAGCTTCCGATTGTCCGCCCACGCCGCGATGATGGGTCGACCAGGCTGCTCGACCAGGTCGAGGACCTCGCCGGTGTCAGGGTCGACTGATAAAACCTCGTCTGGACGACGTGGTGAGGTTGGCGCCTCACCACGTCCAGGCGGCGGCGTGGTTGGCGCCGGCTGATCGTAAAACGTGCCGTCCTCCTCGCTGCCGTGGATGCGGTCGTAGTCGGCCGGGTTGAACGCTGGCCGCGCGGCCGGGCGTGTAGTGACCTCTTCGACCTCGACCTCAGCGACCTCGACCGCCCGCACGGGCATACCCACCAGTTCCGCCGCGAACCCTTTTCGGAGAGCCTGCGCCTCGGCGTCTTTGGCCAGCATCAGCCTCGGCTTACTGCGGTACATCGCCCCCACCGGGCCATCGCCCGGATAAAACTCGTCCCAGAACGCCTGGCCTGTATACGCGCACTTCCGTCCCTGGACAATGCGCCAGACCACCACCTGCGCCTCGGACGGCACTATCAGCGTGCGGTTGCCGTCCTTCAACTCCTGCGTCCCGCGGAAGACGGCCGGCTCGCTGCCGGCGTACGCCCCGCTCCGGCTGGCGATCAGGCGGAACCCGTCGATGCCGACCTGCAGGGCGCCCTTCCCCGCGCGGCGGATCCAGTACGCCTGATTGGACAGCGGGTCGAGGCCGAGCTGCTTGCAGGCGTGCAGGAACATGCCCATCTCGATCGGAGGAGCGGGGTCCTTGCCCTGCTTCTGACGGATCAGCGCAATCGTGGCGAGGTCGACGCCGGTCATCTCGACGACCTGCGCCCACTGGCGGATCTCCGCGTCCTGCGGCGTCTGCGCGCCGGCGGCCTGAGTGGTGACAATCGCTCGGGTGTCAGTAGTAGCCATACATCGTCCTCCTCATCCATGCACCAGACGGCCCACGGCGCTGATGGCTTGCCACAACAGCCACGCCACGCCGCCGAGCACCATCAGGCAGCTCACTAGAATCACGCCCCACAAGGAAAGAAAGACCCAGTCCGTCCCACGCCGCCGTCGCCGCGGGGATTCCCCGACGCGGTAGACCTCCGTGTTTTCGAGCAGCACGTACTTGCGGCGCGCCTCGGTCTTGTTCATCAGCAGCCCCTCACCGTCCATGCGCTCCGCATCCATGGATAGGCAGAAAGTACGTACGCCATGACGCGTCTCACGTCAGCCAGGCTGTGCAGGCTCAGTGAGCCGCCATAGCCCGTGGCGCGTCGGTACAGCGCCGTGTGAGCCGCCCACGTGGACGGGAAGTACTGGCCTGGGCCTTGGGCGCCACTGCCCTGACGGTTGGGCACGTCCTGCCACCCGGATTCTTTGCCGATGATGCATTCCACCCGTGGATCGACCACCGGCTGCTCGACCTCGACGACCTGGACGTCCGTGGTGTCGTCGGTGACTGCGGCCGTCGTGACCACGGGATCGTCGGACGCGTCGCGCGCATCGACCGTGTGCGCCGTCAGCACCAGCAGCGTCGCCGACAGGAGGGCCACCCTCACTCGTCTTCCTTCATCCACGCCTGGGGCATCTCGATCACGTGGAACACCTGCCGAACCTTGCCGCGTCGCTGCTCCGACACCGCGCCGTGGATGAACGCCTCTTCGCGCGGGATGGGCATCATCGCGTCGACGTGCTCGCCAAACACCACGCGGGTCACCGCATAGATCAGGTCCCAGTCGGGATACCCTCGCGGCAGGCTCAGGCTCATGTGCAGCAGCGTGCCCCACGGCTCGCCACGGTCGTCGAGCGATACAAGCACCACCAGTTCGTGCGGCCCGCGGTAGACCTTGGCTTCACCGATGGGCAGCGTCATCCACTCGCCGGTGTGCTTCAGCAGCGCGCCGCTCGCGAGCTTGAGTACGTCGGGCGGCGGAAAGAGATCCCGCCCAGAGTGGGTCTTGGTGCCCGGCGGCGTCCAGAGCAGGGAACTCACGCCTCCTCGCCCTGCTCGAGCCAGGCGATCAATTCGCGCAGCGTGGGCACCAGCTCGGCAAGACGCGCGGTACTGCGCAGCACGTCGGCACCGCCGGCGCGCCAGCCGGCGAGGAACGCCTCGCGCAGATCGAGCGACGGTACGGGAAGGTCGAATTCCTGTTCGAACCGTGCCCAGGCGCGGGAGACGCGTTCGTCCATCGGCGACTTCCGTGGTTCGGGGATGGGCAGCGCTGAGTCGAGGAACATCGGCGACGCGGGGTCGCCGGTCATGGGATCAACCGCTTGTTAGCCCGACTGACGCTGACAAAAAAGGCCAGCGTCCAGCCGAGCACGACGAGGTACAGCACGACGCCGATAAAGACGGCCATCAGGCGACGACCTCAGACACCGGCTCAGGGTCTTGCTGCTGGGTTTGATCAACCTGCTCCTCTTGAATTTTCAGGTGAAGGAGGAAGCCCGCTTCTTCGACAAACGAACGGTGATGTCTCCATGCGAGCGCTTGCAGCCGCTCGACGTCCTCATCCCGAATCTCGACCTGCTTGCGCAACACCATGCAGGGAAGGATGGGCCGCGGCAGACGGGTCCGGATGGACAAGTCGGGCCAAGTGGGATTACGAGTTTTTGGTGCCGGCGCCGCCCTCACGCGACTCGTTCGGATCCCAGGTCGACGGCGGCCAGGCCGTCGGCGCCAGCCCGTACCACTCCATCGTCCGGACGACCGTTTTATCTGAGACGACACCAAACTGAGCGACGTTCTTCTTCGAGAGCCTGAGATGCTCACGTGTGGCTTTGGCCTCGCATTGCTGCATGTCGAGAGCGAATCCGCGAAACGTCTGATGCCGCGGGTTGGACGGCCCGCGGTGCGACGTCATCGGCCGCCGTGGCTTCTTGTCAGACGGTGCGGGAGCAATGCCTTGCAGGAAACCGAATTCCTGCTGCATCTCGTGCTGGATGCGCGCGGTCTGGAGCAGCGCATCGGCCAACTCTTTCAGGTAGCGAGCCGTCGCCTCATCCATGACGCGGCCGAAAATTGGACAAGTGGGGCCATGTCACTACTTGTCTCATGCGCGTCACAATGCCGGCGTGTCGCATACCCCAACCCCCTGCCCTTTCCCAAAGAACAGACTATAGAACAACTGTTCTGTCGCCTCTCCCCTTACCCCTGGCGCAGCCGCTCTTAGCTTTATGCCAACGTTACACCCATACAAGTCACAACCTACGCACAACCTGGCTGTTCAACATGTGCCGCATAATGGAGTATCCATGGTCGTGCCCTCGTCGTACTTGCGCTTACCGCATCTGCGGCGATGGCGCTTGCGCTCGGCACTCACCCAGGAGGCGCTGGCCGATCTGGCCGGCATCTCGCGGTCCACGATCCACAACGCCGAGACCGGCGACAAGGACGTGCTGCCGTCGACCGCGCTGGCCCTCGCGAAGGCGCTCAAGATCAAGCCGCACGAGCTGCAGCACGAGCCGCCTATCTGACTGAAAACGCGTCGGGCCACTTGGCCCCACTTGTCCGCCTACAGCCTATGGCGACGCCACAGACTGGTGGGCATGGTCGAGCCAGCCCGTCTACCGCGCGAGGTCTACGTTATTCTCGCGCGTGTTCGTCTCGAACAGATCGAACGCCGGCTGACGACCGACGCGACACCGTCGAATCGTCAGCACCTGGCCGACCAGCGCGGCGCCTTACGCCGCTTCCTGGGCGAGCCGCTCGACACGGTCCAACCTCAGCCCTGATCTTGTGAGTACTAACCAGTACTTCAACACGGAACGGTCAGTGCGCACACGAATGCGCGAGTACCAGGTGACCGAAGCGTGCCAGCCGCGCGGGCGTGCTTTGCTGAGTTTGCTCTCGCCCACGTCGACGTGCACCACCCCAACGACATCGAGCAGATCGAGTAGCTGTCGGCGATCAGCTACGGTGACCCCGTCGAAGTCCGGCTCTAGATCCTGAATGGCTTGACGCACCAGCGTCACGTCCGCGGCACTGAGTCCCTTTGACCGCTCGCCTACATTGGCGACCAGCGCGGCCTCTTCCTCGCGCAGGCCAGCAATCTGGCGTAGTGCTTCGGCACGGTTGCGCTCGACAGCGCCGATCTCCTCGTCGTCGTCGCCCGAGACCAGCTCCGCGCGCCGGCTAACGAGGTAGTCGAGTCGACGCTGTGCCTTCTGGATCTGCGCACGAAACGCCTCGAGTCGACTCGCGTGTTCTTTCAAGGCCGCGGCGTGGCGTTCCTCAGAATCGAGCAAGTCGCGCTCGAACTCCTCACGTCTGGCGATCGCCGCGCTGAGGTCCTCCCACGCGCGCGCCTCGATCAGTTCGGCTGGCATGTTGGGGAGATCACACACCGTGGTCGTTGCCTGCGTCCGCGCCAACCGCGAGGCATAGCGATACGGGCACGTGTAGTAGCGGATGTGGTCTCCACCGCTGGCGACCAGGTCGCAGCGCAGGATCACGTCGCGGTCGAGACCAGTGCAGTGACCGCAGCGCAGACGTCCGCGCAACAGAAACGGGTCTTCCTGCTGCTCCTGGCGAGTGCGCCAGAAACTCGGGCGGCGGTGTCGCTCGGCGAGTGCCAGCTCAACGCTATCGAACAACGTAGCGTCGACGATGGGCGGCACTTTGATGGCATGCGGCCCGTAGTGCCCCTCGCCCATGTACAGTCGGTTGTGGAGTAGCCCCCCAACGGTGGCATGGCTCCAGTGATTACGCGTACCACGTTTGGCGCGACTGTAACCGGGTGCGATAACCCCGAGCCCATTGAGCCGCGCTGCCAGCACGTAGATCGAATCTGTCAGCGCTCGACGATAGAGGTCGCGCAGGACCATCGCCTCCGACTCGATGATCTCGAGCCCGACGACGCGCCCCTTGCGATCGGCGCCGCGCGACTCGCGAACGCATCGGTAGCCGTATGGCGTCGGGCCGCCGCCCACCCAACGGCCCATTGCCGCCTTGGCCTGACGGTTGCGCATGCTGACGAGTTTGCGTTTCTCGCGGTCGTATTCGCTGAAAGCGTGGAGCTGGTTGCGCAGCAGACGACCCTCGGGCGTGTCGTCGACGGCCACGTTCATATAGACCACGCGCACGCCGTACTGTTGGAGCTGCTCCTCGAGCACCAACGCCTTGGTCATGTTGCGCGCGAAGCGATCGTGCGACGGGACGAGCAGAATCTCGAAGCGGCGCTCTTTGGCAGCGTTCAGCATCGCGTTCAACCACGGCAGATTCCAATCAGCACCAGATGCGCTGTGCTCCTCGCCGTCGCGGAAGCGCAGGTCGTCGGGCAGCACCAGGTTGTTCTCGGTGGCGAACTGCGTCGCATCCTTGCGCTGTGTGCCGAGACTGTAGCCCTGCTGAGCCTGGATGAGCGTTGAGACGCGCTCGTATGAGGCCGCGATGGTTGCCTCAGGCATTCGATTCTGAGTCCATCAGGTCGCTGGGCTTGACGCCCAGTGCTGTGGCGCGGCGTAGCAGTCGCAAAGCGACGAAGGCGCGCACCGCGGCGGCGATCGCTGCAGGGTCAGGCTTTTCGGTCACGCCGATCACCCGGTAGTCGTTGTCGAATTCGCGCTGGGCCAAACCGTTCATTGCAGGTCGGTCCTTTTACTGGCCTGCTGCTCCGCTTCCAGGATCGCCAGCCCCTTGAGGAGCAGCCGCGCGAGCTCGCGCCGTGCATCGGCACGCTCCGCCTCGAGCGGTGAGTTCGCGCACGGACAGGTGGACTCGCTTGACGGGTCGCGCCACTGGCGACACCTTGGGCATTGAACGAATGCGACATTCGAGACGTCATCGGCTGGCGGTAGACTGTTCATTGCAGGTCAGTCAGTCCTTTCATCGGTTGACTTGCGCGAGCCCCGGCCGTTCCCATGGCGGCGGGGCTTTTTCTTGTCTTGTTCTAGGGTTTGGCGTTGTACAGAAAGATCAGGACGGTGACGTTCATCACGTAGAGCGGCACCAGCAGCGCGACAACGATGCCGATCGTCCAGGTCCTCGACGATGTGATCGCACCCAGCAGCCGAATTTCCAGGTCGCGGATCTGCACCTCGATTTGGAGATCATGCGCGCGCAGACGCGGTTCGATGTCGCTACTCACCGTCTGAGTCCATCAGGTCGCTGGGCTTGACACCGAGCGCCGCGGCGAGCTTGCGCACCGTGCTCATGTAGGGCTCCTGTCGGCCGGCTTCGATTCGGGACAGAGATGCGGGAGTGATGTCGGCCGCCTTGGCCAGTTCGCGCTGGTTGAGCGCTTGCCGTTCGCGGATCGTCCGCAGCCGCGGCAGTTTCACCATATGTCCATCGTACACAGTCATGGGCAAGAGTATATCTAAAGCTTGCATTCTCATGCATGACTTGATATAGTCTCGGTACGAACTCATGCAGATTACCATCTCAACAGAAAACCCGCGCAGCCTGAAAGCTTTGCAGCTCACCGCCGGCGCGGCCGACTGGCTCACCCTGCCTGGTGGTGGCTTCGGCATCCCGAGCCAGCGCCACGACGGCGCCTTCTACGCCGCCGACTCGAGCACCTGCACCTGTCCCGATGCCACGTACCGCAGCAGCGAGTGCAAGCACATCCTGGCCGTACGTCTGTACGCCGTCCTCCAGCAGGCCACGCTGACCGAACGCCGGCCGCGCCGGCTCAAGGTCGTCGCGTGAACTGCGTAACCCTACAGCCAGAGTGGCGCCGGCTGGACGAGCAACATGCGCTTGGCTACCACCAGCGCACCCCGAGCCGTTGGTGCCCGGCTTCTCTCGCCCACACGCCAATTCCGTACGGGGGGCCGGTCAAGCGGGTGCCCGGTTCAGTCGTGGGCGATATCCAGATCACCCCTGATTTCGGGGTGGGCGCATGAACTGGGACGAGCTGGTCTACCGCGTCACCCTGTTGGCCGTCCTGCTCGCCCTGGGCTGGCTCATGCTCGCCCCCTTCTCCAGCCACGAGCCGCTCGTGCAGTTCACCCACGCGGCGCTGATCGCGTGATGATCGGCA